GGCTTTTTATCTTCAGGGACAATGCGATCAATATTAATATTAAGCATGCCATCCTTTAGAGATGCACTAGAGACTTCCATATATTCTCCAAGAGCAAATGAGCGTGTGAATTTACGTGCAGCAATTCCTTTATGCAGAACCTCTGCGTCTGTAACTTCTGTAATTTCTCCAGATACCACAAGGGTTCCGTTGTCTACTGAGAGATCAATGTCTTCCTTTGTGAATCCTGCTACTGCGAGAGACACTCTATATGTGTCATCGTCTAGCTTTAATACATCGTATGGTGGATATGATTGGCGTGATGCAGCGTTGTGCACGTTAGCCATTCTTTCAATCTCACGATTAAAGCCAATAAAAAAGGGATCCTTGAAAAGATCCCATGTATATGTTGTTACCATTTTATTCCTCCTTCAAGCGAATAAGTTAATTTATAGGCCCCTATTGGCGACCTAATAATATTATAGCATAATTTTTAATCGTTTGGGATTTCCCTGATATCCATTTCTATCAGTCCCATTTCCTTTGCTATCTTGTGTCCTTCTGGACTAAGATGAAGAGTTGCTTCAAGATTTTCATCATATTCAACCTCCATCAAACCTTCTTCATACAACTTCATCATAGCAGAGTCAACATACTCAATATGTGCTTGCCATAATTCTGGTGCTATCTCTTTTGCATTCTCACTAATTGAGAATATCATTTCGCCATTCTCGTCAACGCCTTCAAGAGAAACTGCACCGATCTCTAAATAATGTGCTAGCTTCATGTCGTCTTCCTCTTCCTCTTCGTACATAAATCTCCTTTGTGCAACAGGTAGGACTTGAACCTACGATAGCCGAATTATGAGTTCGGGGCCTTAACCAACTTGGCTACTGTTGCCAAGTGTCTATTGTAACGTGCCGTCTTCATTTTTGTCAATGGTTTCTTCGACTACCTGCTGTACATATTCAGAAAAATGTTTTCTAATATTACCCATAGGTCTAGTCCCCAAAGACTTCCATATTCTTTTATACTCTACAATATTTGCAAATGTTGTAGGGCATACCTGTATACCATTATACTCTTTTAGTACTGTTGGTAGCGGTACATGTTTTCCACAACACTTACACTCTTTAGCTTTTTCTTGATATATACTCATACTATTTCCATTCCGTCTAATGCATCAGACAAGTCTCTTGGCATTCTAGGTGCCCTGATCATGTTTGTTACTATAGTTTCATCCTCATCTTCTCTATCCCACTTTAGAGAACTATAAGTATGTATATCTATTTCTTCATTGTTTTGTGGCTTACTTCTACTAATAGCGTTATAAATAGATCCACAAACTGCGTCCGCCAAGTCCTTCGAACCTTTTCTGGGGTGGTCAACCCTATCTCTCATAATTTTTAATTGCAGTAATTCGTCTATAAGCAATTTAATAGCTGGTCCAGTTACTCTATCTTCTGCAACAACCATAGCCATATCATCGTAATGCTTTTTTGCAACTGATAAAGTTTCTGTATTAATTCCATATTGTTTTAACTGTTGCATCATATCATGCGAGTTCCATCTGTCAAATGTGCAAACACGGATTTTGAATCCCTTAGTTCTAAGAGACAATATATAGTCTTTAACTTCTGTAAAGTCAACAGACTTATCAGCAGTTGGTGTCCAAAATCTTACAACATCTACTTCTACAATTGGTGCTGGTTGAGAGTAGGTATCAGTTACTTTTACGTTTACCCACTTTTGTACATGTGCCATAGAAACTGCACAATGGTCATGCTTTTGCGCCAAGTCTACGTGCAAGAAATATTCTTTATCTGGATCTGGCGCAAACCAATTTTCAAATCTGCCAAACTCATCTACGGCTATAGCCATATTACTGAAAGCTTTTTCAATTTTTTCTCTGGACTTAAAGAATGCGTCGATTGCTTCTGCTGGCATACATGCAAATCTTCCTAAAGCATCTGGTGCATTTTTGTAAAACGCTACCTTAAAGTCATCAATACTTCTAGTAGGATTAATTTCCCATGTTGGTCTTTTAAGGGCGTACATTCTTGGGTACTTATAGGATATAATATGATCTTCTTCCCACTCAATATCAAACTCATTACCTTCCGTTCCATCTGGCAATTCTGTATCTAGCTTAAAATGATGTGATCTCATTACAGTTTCTTTTTCTGCAATAACATCATCATATCTCTGCTGAATATAATCATTCTTATATCGTGGGAAAGAAAGAAGAATTACCTTACCATAATCTGGGAAACGTGAATCTACTGATGCTCTATACATCTCATAAATAGCACTACCAGTTTTTGCTTGCTCGTGTCCTGTAGTATTTTCTGTGGCAAAGCCTGAGATCTCATCAAGGATGATGACAATAACGTTATATCCTTCCCAGGCTTCTCTTTCTGAGTGACCTGAGTGAACTGTAATGTTCTTATTAAATTTAATTTCAGAAGCTTTTTCTGAATACTTTCCTACAAACCACGGAGACTTATCGATGCGTGTTCTGAAACCTTTAAAGAAAACATTGTTTGCCTGTTGAGCGTTAATAGCAATATTAATGATATCAATAGAGTCCCCAGGAGGTTTGCCATAATAGTTTGCTGGGTCTTTTAAGCACAATAGCAAATATACTATATAGGCTACCGATATTGTAGAGCAGTAATCTTTTCCAGAACCCTTACCCAGCTGAGCAACTACTTCATTAGCAGTTTGCTTATATGTTCTCTTGCCCTCTTCCTCACCAAATAATTTTATTAGCGTTGATTCTTTATACACTTGAGAAGATTTTTCAATTAATGTGTACTGATAATCTGAAAGAGGTGGCAGTCCAAGATAGTCTGGGCTAGTGACAAATGTCTTTAGGTCGACTGGCCTTTCGTCAAATTCTTCGCCGTCGAGTATGTCAATAAGATCATCAAAATTAAGATCCACTAACTTCCTCAATTATTTCAACTGGTTCAACTATCCCAGTTATTTGGGATAAACGTTTTGCAACTTCCATCTTACATTTTGGACAAGAGGCTGTTACTTCTTTCAAAATCTTTACAAGGATATCTTGCTTACGCTCAGTTTCTGCCAACTGTGTTGCAAGTTCAGCATTATCCAGAAGTCCAACTTCTTGAAGCATGCCAATACGCTTACCTTCAATATCTGCAATTAATTTTAATGCCCCTGATTTAACGCTAAGCTGTCCAGCCTGATCAGCATCTTCGACTGTCTTCCACGCTTCTTTAATAAGCATTGCATAGTGTTGGTCAGCACCAACGATGGCTTCTTTAGCCCTCTCTCTGGCCGCTGTGTCGTTGTGTACGACTGTCTTCCACTCACCTATCAACTCAACCACTTCGGCACGTTTAAAGCCCGTTAGCGTGGCAATTTGGGTGGGGTTATTTCCTTTAAGCAGTTCTTCGACTACTTTGTTCATGCGATCAAAATGATCAGCTAATTCCATATCCATAGAGTATTATTATACTTCTAGTCGACTGAAATAGCAACCTGAGATTTAGCTATTTTATATAGAACCAAATAGCCAATCAGATCATCAATATCATTATCTCCAGCGTACCCTTGATTATTTTTAACTCTATTTAATTTATCATCGATTCTTACCTTAAGCTGCTCTACATTATCCGCCGTCGAAAATATTCTGGCTGGCTCTAAGGCTGAGTTACCGTATGATATATTCTTTTCAATAAGCATGTGAGCAATTTCATGACATGTTGACCATATCTTATTTCCCGCAGGAGCACCTACAGACCTTAAATATAGATCACTACAATTAAAGGTTGTTACATCTTCAAATACTGGCTTAAGCATTATCTTCTCCTAAGTAGAACATTAACTACATCATGCTCTTTAATTCTTTCGAATGTGGCCGCTTCCCCATTCAAAAATTCCATTGTATATTTATCATTTAATTCTACCAAAAATTCATCTGGCTGTCCAGAACCTAACTCAACAACTAGCAATGGACATTTACGAGCTTCTTCAGAAAATCCCTCAAAGACAAATCTCTCGTGGCCTTCTACATCTATCTTCATAAAATCAATTTTGCCAGTGTATGTTGAATCTAAGGTATCTGCATTTATTTCTTCTGTATAAAAATTACCATGCTGACCATGATTGCCAGACTGATGTTCATGAACTATTCCAGATCCGCCAATGTTTTCTTCCCAAATATTTAAAACCATCTTATCTTTTTTATTTGACAAGGCTATATTAAATACATCTATCTGTCCGACATTTGAGTAATCATTTAAAATTGTAGCAACTGTATAAGATTTGCATAGCCTTTCTATTGGCTCAAATGCCAGCACACGGCCAGTTGCGCCGACCCTTCTTGCCATAACTTCTGTAAAGTAGAATATGTTTGCTCCAATATCTAGGCAGACCCAGCCAGGCTGGATATTACGGATCATCCATTCGGTAAGCTCTTTGTCCCAGTAGCCTTGATCTCTACAGGTAGCCTGAACGTATCTATCAGTTGTGTCACCAGTATATACATAAAAAGAATTCAAAACTTTGCTAAAAGTAATTGATTCTGGTGTTATTCTTTCTGTCTTCATCTTTTTTTAATCAACCCAAACTGATCTAGGTATCTCTGTATTGTCATAGCAGATACGTTACACTCTTTGGCTATCTCTGTAACCGTTTTCTTTTGAACTACATATCTTCTATATAGCCAATCTTTACTTTGATATAATTTCATCGTTCTGTTAAAACCTTATTTGCATAGTGGGCTATACCAAATGAGTCAGCAACATCAAAATCTTTTAACGACAGCCCATACTTTTTATTAAAGTAATCTACTGTTCTTTGTTTACGCATATTGCGTAACTGAGTCTTATACCATGAATCAGCATATCCTGGGTTCTTTACTCTTATAGCCTGCTTTTCATCTTTAGTAGGATTCTTATTTCCAATATAAGCCTGCCAAGAACTTGGCTGTATGGTGATTACTGAAGCTCCAGTAGACATAAGCTCAGCAATAACAACGCCATATACATATGATAATTTTATTACGGCATCAGGAGATCTAACAAGAATTGCACCCTCTACAGCAATATAATCAGCCTTAAGCTCATCAAGCATTACATGCATCTTTCTTTTAGCATCATATATTTTTTCATATATGTCGGCACCAACAAAATCAACCTTGCCCCACTTTAATGGCTTATCATTTTCCATTAAACAGAAAGCAACAGAATTAGTAGACGCATCTATTCCCAAAACACGATTGGCTTTAGTTTTAACTAGATCAGCTAATTTCATCGAGCATCCCCATTATCTTAGATCTTTTGGTTATATCTATCTTTTTCTGACAGGATGCACAAAGATTTGTTTCATTATATCTACTTAATTGAGCATTACATTTTTTACATCCACGAGCAGCACCATTTCTAATGGCCTTTTTCTCATAGTATTTTTCCATGATCCTTCGGTTTGTTGCAACTCTGCAGCACTCATCAGTACAATACTTTTGATTATGTGTCTTTGGCTCAAAATCTTTAGCACATTCTTTATTTGCACAAATCATAGTTTAGGGACCTTGTACGACTCTATCTGAACTGTTCCCGTAAGACCAGCATAACATTCTTTTTTGATTGGACAGTAGGTACATGGCATCTTGGATTTAGTGGCACCAGATGGCCTCATTGGAAGATCTCCATCTTTAAAGTTATCCCAAACTTCGCACATCCAAATAAATAGATCTTCAATTATCTCTGTGTTCTTTTCGTTCATTGAAATTGGTATAACAATAATCTCCTGAGTATTCTTATTTTCATACAAGAAGAAGCCTTCTTTAGCATTCTTTAGTTTCATATATGTAAGTAACTGAAGCATATGGTTTGGAGTAGGCTTCATTTCAGCCTGTCTTGCATCCCATACTTCCTGCTTAGCCGTCTTAATTTCTCCAATCACCATCTCATTATCGTATTCCATAATAAGATCAATGAAGCCACGAATTGGTGGATACTCGTTTACAATC